ATAGTTGAGTCACCAAAAAGATGGAAAGCGTATTTATCAGCTTCAAGTGCAAGTCCTCTTGCTGCTTGTGTCATTGCTGCAGGAGAAAAATCACCAGCAGATTGTGCTTGATCTACGTCATCAACAGAGAAGTTGAACGCTTTCTTTTGGTTCAAGTTGATTGTAACTGCTTCGTCTGTAAGAGACTGTAGAGCAGAAAGGTCAGTATCATTAGTATAATTGATTATATTAACGTCTCCAACTCTTGCTGTTTTAATAGCAAATGCACCTTGAGCATCAACTTGGTATTGACCACCAGTTACTCTATCCGCAATAGATGTTTCTTGAGCTGCAAGCTCAACTAAAGCACTATATTTTGTAGAAATAAAATTCGAAATTCCCATTTTTTATCCTTCGACTAATTCTTTGATTAGTCTAAATTTAAGTTTATTATCTATTCTTTATACTGCTTATGAAACTCACTCGCAGTTTTTATTTACTCTCTTTAACCTTTTTCCAATAGTTAGTCCATTCCTGTTTAGGAGCGTCTTCTCTTGGTTGTTTTATTCCATCGCTATCACCAGTAGTTCTTCCAGGAACTTTGATGTTATTACCAGCTAGGATATCTTGAGTGATTTGTGTTCTAAAATCGTCAAGTGCCTTAGCTGCTCTATCGATGTTTGTTTTTGATGTCTCAGAATTCTCCGATACAAAAAAGTCCAGTAAGGTGTCAGGAAGTTTTGCCTCTTTAAAAGCAGCTCTACCAACCTCTTTATTAGTTCCTCTCATCTCAGCCTTTTCTTTCTCAGCTACTTTCTTTTCCATTTCAGATAGTTTAAGTTCATATTCTTCAAACTTAATTTGATCTGGTGTTTTTGTTTCCAGTGCCTTTTGTTTAGCTGCTACGCCTTCATCGACTGCTTTAGCAAAGCCTTTGACTTTATATGCATCGATTGCTGTATTGATTCTTGAATCCATAAAAGAACCAAGTTCCTTTTCAAATTCAGGGCTTTTTCTAGCCTCTTCAAAACTAATTGCTTTAACCACTTCATCAGTAGTTTCTTTTTTAATATCTTCGCTCATCTCTTACACCCTTACCAAGTTATATGATTTTCAGTGAATAAACCCCGAATTAATACCCTAGCTATTGTATTTAATGTTATCTTTATACTTCCATTTCTATATATATAAAACTTACTTCTTCTTAACGAATTTTGTATAGCACCTGCAGTTGATAGAAAAGCTCTGAGGGCCTGCTCCTGGACCTGACACAGTTCCTACATCTTCACTATGAAAATTACCATCTTTATCTGCTATCTTTCCGTTCATTCTATCATGCGATGGTCTAACGTTAGCGTCACCTTTAGTAACCCACACTCTGTCAAAGTTTTTTCTCAGGTTTGATTTATTGAAATAGAATTTGTTAGCTGATTCTGTTAGTCGCTGCGTCTCTGTTCTCGCCAGTAGTTTAGCTCTACTATCTGTAACATTGATTACTTTCTTTATGTTATTAGCCAACTCCTCTTCTGAAATACCTGCGTATTTACCAGACAGAATTGTCTTTTTAAGTTCATTAAGCTCTCTTCTAGTGAATAGATCTTGATATCTCTTGTCGTAATAGCCATTGAATATGCTGGTCTCGTTGATATTACTTAGTACGTCTTTGTTGTATTTTAATGGAAGTTTGTAGTCTTTTGACAAAGCGTTTATCTCGTTCTTAACAAAGGCTGATGTTTCTGCTCTACCAGTTTCAAACATGTCTTTGAATATAGGATTAAGTGCTTGTATCTCTGCATCAGTGAAAGCGTTGATTCCCTGCTTTCTGTTAAACACAACAGAAGCAACCCTAATAGCTGCTTCGTTGTATTTCTTTTTAAATTCAATTGTCATCTCTTTAAATGCCATTCTAATCTCCTATAGGTTTAAGTCTTCGATTATCATCCCACAAAGAGTGTTTGTAGCTTCTACTTTTGCTGGGTAGTAGTCAAGAATCTCATTGATAGTTAATATTCTACCGAAGTCCTTATCTCTGTTGATTATGATAGAAGTGATATACTTCTTCTTGAATAAGAAATTCAAGTGGTATTCATAACCATACGCACCAAGATTAAATTTATCAAGGCTTGTGGTTACTCCTTTAATTAGTTGCGTTATCATCTTCCTTCTCCTGTAGTCTTTTGATATCATCTTTTAGTAGATCTTCATCACTCCCTTCTTTCCTTTTAGCTAATTCCTTAGCGTTTTCCCAACCAAGTTTAACAAGAGAGTCTTCTAATGTTAATGTATTAGATAATGCTGCTAGCGTTCTTGATTCTGACTCAATATCTGTAGGGAAGTTTCTTCTGAAGTCCCAATCAATATCGGTGTCATCTACTTTAATGCTTTCGTATTTATTCATCCAGTAAGCCCAGAGTCTTGTTTGTTTATAAAGCATTGCTCTCATATACAGCTCTGAAGCCGCTGAGTTGTTTTCTAATCTAATCATTGAAGCTTTGATGCTGAACACTCTCTCGCTTGCTGTAATCTCTTTAAGGTCTAGTGATCCAGATGTTTCATAGATATGTGATCTAAGTCTATTAAGAATGTTCTCAATAACTGTGTCGTTCATATTCTTCTCTAAGAACTCTGCGTTACCTGAAGGAGAACCATCCTCGTTTAGAGGGAAGTTCATTGTTGATGTTTGTTTCAACCAAGTATTAACATCGATTTCATCGCCATCAGCATCTTCGCCTGTGAATAGGTTTCCCCATACTTTAAGGTAAGCCAGTCTAATAGCTTTCACTTCAGCTGATGAATCACTTATAATCTCGTCATAAACATCCATTACTTCAGTTGATTTTTCACAGTCACCTGACATAGCATCGTTGTTTAAGATAGGGATTAATGGAACTTCATTGAAATTGTGTAGTTGTGGATCTCCATTCTTTACGTAAGATGTGCCACCGTTATTGATCTGAACTGTTTCTTTAGTTGATGCCTGTGTAGTAGTTGTAGCTGAATCTACATAGTAAGTAACAAACTGCTTGTCATATACATCACAGTGTTTGGTTGTTGTTCCTACAAGGTCAATTGTCTCGTAGTAGTAATACGCTTTCTCTGGACTGAAGATAGACTCTTTGTAATCATAGATTACGTTCCATCCTTCTATATTCTTAATTTTGAATATACCATCTTCAGTATATACTAATCTGTGAGATACTCCAGAGATAGAAGAGCTTCTAATAGACTGACTGTTCATAGCCTGCATGTTATTAATTCTTGAGAACATTTTAAGTTGTCTCTCTGTTTCTTCCTTTAGGATCTCGTTATCATTACTAACTGTATAAGTGATTGACTTGCCAACATATCCTACTTTTAGTTCTGTTATATCTTTAAAGAAATCGATGTGGATATTTGTATGCGTTGCTGCTTTAGCTGAAGAGACTGGTGCTCTTCCATCAATAGGAAGCTGCTCTCCATTGTAGTAGTTAGCTAATTCCTTTTGTCTGTTGCCTACACTGTTATCGTAATAATTCTTAATTTCTGATAAACTATAGCTCATTAATTACTCCTATTTGTCTTATATTTTTATTACACAAAAAAAGAGTAGGATTAACTACTCTTCCTTATATGGTATCTTTACTTTATTTCTTTGGTGTTAATGTGTCCAAATCTTACTCTGTATCGTGTTCTTCTTTAACTTCTGTCATTAAAGCGTTGGCCTGCTCTAATTTCCAATCCTTCATCTTAGCATCAATTCTTGCTCTCATCAATGAATATTCTAAGTCCATATTAAAAAGCACTCTCTCAATGTTTTCGTCTGTCATATGTTTGTGATCTACCATCTTACTTTACCTCCACTTCAATAATGTTCCACTTGTAACCACCAGCTGATTTCCTAATGCCGTGAATACAGTTTGATATGTTTGAAGTTGCTGCTCCAGTAATCTCTGCTGCTTCTGTTAAGCTGTCAAACGTATCAACACCATTTGTTATTTTAATCTTAAATGCTTCTTTAAGTCCTGTTCTGTAAGCGTGTAAAATATTCTCTGAAGAAGTAGCCCATTCAAGATTACCTATATCATTGTTTCCTTTGTTACCATCTATGTGGTTAACCTCTGGTTTATTGTCTGGGTTAGGAATATAAGCTTCTGCTACTAATCTGTGAATGTATTTATTAGTTCCTACGTTGTTAGAATAGAGAACTGCTCTCTTGTATCCATTAATATCGACTTCCTTCAACCACTTTCCTTTACCAGCTTTACTATAAACCTGTCCGCCTTTAGTCACACAATAGTTTCTAAATCCCTCAACTGCTTTAACCTCTGTCATCTTTTCCATTTCTAACTCCTTGTTTTTTCTTTCTAATATTAGCTTAACAAGGTGCTAAAAAAAGGCGATTTACATTATTACTCTCTTACTGGATCTTCTCATACCTTTAATCTCTTTGTGTTGTTTCTTTAGTAGTAGGGACGTGATAGCATAAACTGTAGCGTCTAATCTACCTGGACTTATCTTACTGTTTTCTTCATCATAATTTGTTAGCTCATGCTCTAACTGAGCGAATACTTCTGTGTGATAAACTCTACCATCTTCATAGAGAGATGCCACAGGAGTAGCTCGTATCTTCTTTCCTTTAGATGCTATGACTTCTTTGACAGGGATGCTCTTATCTATCTGGTGGATGATTGTTTTAAAGCCTGCTCCCACTCCATTCTTTTCGACAACAATGTAGTCAGCGTCGTATTTGCGATATAACCTGATAGCTAATTTAGCCTGCCCTAGTGGTGAGTATCTACCAGAAGAATCATTGAGAAGCCAAGCTTTATCACCGAGCTTTCCTGCTACTACAATCCCTGCTTCATCAGCTGTCTTTGAGTCTGATCCAGCTGGATCCACTGCTACTGCTACCTTTTCGAATTCATCTGTATCATCGTATTGGAAGTATGTTTCTTTCCATAGCGCACCTTCTACGTCTTTCCTCAGTTGTCCTAGCCAAACGTGATTATACTTACTAATACTTCTTAGTTTATCGTAAGCCATTTCCTTCTTAAGAACTTCTGGGAAGTATGGATTGTCTGTGAATGATAGGTAGAGAACTTCTGCGTCTGGGTGTATATTAACGATGAACTCTTGGTAACAATGATCTGATTCGTTTTCTGGATTGAATGCTACAAGGAATCTACTGTCATCACTTCTTACTGTAGGAATTAGGAACTCCCAAGCTTTCGCTGACAATTCTGTCGCTTCATCAACGAATACGAAATCAATTCCCTGTAGTGATTTAAAAGTAGAGGGATTCTTAGCTCCATAGAATAAGAAATCTGAGCCGTTCTTACACTTTAATGTATTCTCTGTTATAATGAAGTAGTCTTCATACTTCAACATATAGATTACGTCCTTGAGTATCTGTAAGGAGCTTTCGCTGATTTTGTTCTGTGTTCCCCTTACACAAAGAATTCTAGAGTTAGGATTATCAATTGCGAATAGAACTGCTAAAGCTCCCATCTGCATTGACTTGCCTGTACCACGCTAACGACCGCCCCAAGCTACAGTGTATCTTTTGTCTTCTTGATAAGCTGATAGAAGCTTTGGGTTGATATAAAAATCAACTGCCTCTTCTTGCTTAGAGCGGTCGCCTCCTTTATTAATATTTAACATTTAATTCTCCTTCTTCCAGTCATTTTATTCTTCCACTGATGTAATTATATTGATAACGGGAAGACTTACTTCACCGCTGTGTTTTATCTCTGTCTTGTCCGTAACGATTCCGTTGGTCTTTAGTATCATCTCAGCCGCTTTCAGTCTTACTGCTGGAGGAGAGTTTGGATCTGTAATAAGATCTTCGTATACTTCAAATGCTTTATCAGCTAATTTACTGAGTCTTTCCTTATAGTTATCTCTGATCTCATCCTTAAGATTAGCTACTTCACTAACTACAATATCGTTATTCTTCCATCTATTTATAACACCAACTGATTTATTATGCTTCTTTGATAGCTCTTTTAGTGTTAAATTCTCGTAAGCTAGAGAAGAAATCAGATCTTTTATCCATTCTTGGAACTTTCTTCCTTGTAATATCATCTTTTACTCCTGTTTTTATTGTTTTTCACCTATTTACCGTGTTTTTCGCCCTATTTATTGCGCTTTTTATGATGTTTTGGACGTAAAAAAAAGATAAACTGTCTAATTTATCTTCCTTTTTTGTGTTTTATATATATAATTCTTAGTATTCTATCAATTCCCACACACAATTACAGGCTGTCTTACTGTTTCCTATAGCTGCTGACCAGATATTACCAGAAGTAGAATTATAATGATCTGCTGCTTCTTTAACGTTTTCAAATGTTTTTCCTGTAGTAACATTGAATAGTTGGTTATGGAATCTCTTACCGTCATTGTGTTCTGATAGTTTAGTATCTAGTGGTTTCATCTTAGATAACATCTTATCTCTTAACTGAGAGTAAGCCACCCAATCTTGTGGTGAATTAAAATCAAATTGTCTTAGGAATTTATCAAATATTTTTAGTGATACTGATAGTTCTGCTATTTTAGGATTTACTTGCATCTATTCTTCTCCTTGGATTATTTGATTAAACACTAAAAGAACTATTACTTCTACTTCTTCCATCTGTAGTATATCTCCTGTTTCTAAGTGTGCTACTACTAATGTATCTAATATGCTACTTACTATTCTATTAATCATTTCACTATAAGTTTCATCTGTAACTTCCATTGCATCAAATACTGCTTCATTAAAACCTATTTCAGTTACTACTTTATCTAACATAACTCTTACATTCACTTCTAATTCTGTCATCTTCTTCTCCTTAGATTACTTCTTAAAGTTTGTTTTCTTAAATGCTGGTTTTGATACTACTTTAGGTTCTGGTGTTTCTTTTAAGTCGTTTTCGTTAGTTCCAAACTTTTCTGTAGGAATTACTTCGTTCTTTATTTCTTCCATTTGTTTTTCGTCTTCTACTGTAATTACTTCTACTACTTTCTCTACAGTTTTCTCTACAGTTTTCTTTGTAGGCTTTTTCGGTGCTTTCTTTGCTCCTAACAATACTAGAATTTGATCTAGTTTTTCTTCGTTTGTTTTAATTTTAGCATTTACGCTTGCTAATTTGTTATTTAATAAAGTTTCTATTTTATTAACCACTGCTTCATTTTGTCTTGCCATATTTATTGCCATTCTTTGCTCCTCTTTGTTTTCTTATATTTATCTTTACATTGTTATAAAAAAGACGATTTAGATATATTCCCAATGAAGTTTTGCTGCTGTTTTTAATCCTCCTTTAGCACACTTACCTATATTACTTGGGTTTGAATTTGTAGCTCTTCCTGCTGCACTGATTGATTTGAATATCTCACCTGTTTCTATACATCTTACTTGTATTCCTTCTCCTCTTACTGATGTTGGGATAGTTAATTCTATGTCTTCTTCTACTGTTTTTAAGAAAGCCATTTTTTTATCGCTATTTAGTTGGCTCCTGATTGAATCTATAATATTAAGATTTTTCATCTTTCTTTCTCCTCTTCTCATAGTATTTTCTGTTAGCTTCTTTTTTAGCTTCCTTATTATCTTTATAATAATCTCTGGCATATTCGTTGATTTTATCTCTATTGTTTTTGCAGTATATTTTCTGGGTTTCTTTTGTTGATTCTTTTATTGGTTCTTTTTGTGTTTGTCTAATTCTTAACGATTGTTTTAATTCCTCTTTTATTATCTCCACTATGTTTAAAAGCTCCAATTAATCCTCCTATAACATAAAGGCTGCTGACATT